GATGCTAAGAAAAGAAAACTTCTCAAGAAAAAAGTACAGGCGGCAGAACCAACTGAATACTTTGGACAGGATTTTACACAGTTAGGAGAACTTGTTGATACATTACGAGAACTTGATTTGATTAAGAGTGACAAGAAGATGTCTAAGAAGGTCAAAACAATGTCTGAATCAAATGTAGAAATCGTTGCTACGGCGGCAAAACTCCGAAAAGAGTACGAAATTTTATACGAGCAATTGCGCTCGCTAGTTTATCCGAGGAAGGAAGGTGACTTACGAGATGAGTAATATTAGGAAACAATTAGATGATTTTAAGTCTATATTAAAAGAAAGTGAACAACCAATTCCTGATGTAAGTGGCGCACAATCTATTGAAGAATTAATTGAGATTATGCAAACTCATCCTCGATTTAATCGAATTGGAACCTTGACCTCTAGAATTATTCCAAAATTTCAAAGAGAAAAAGAAGCAGTAGAGGGTAATTATGCTAGAATGGGACCGGAAGATAACCCAAGACAAGCAATGTTAAATTTAACACCAAATGTTTCTACTAAGGAAGCAAGAATAAAATGGGACCAATTATCTTCTGATAACAAAATCTTTAGAGATAATAATTTGAATAGGCCGTGATTAAAATGGAACAAGAAGTAGTAGATTTATTGAAAGAATTAGTAGGGCGTTTGCAGTCCTTAGAAAGAACAGTTTACGATTCCGATAATATCCTGATGAAGTCAGGATTTACAGTGGTAAATACACCAAAGCCGGGAATGGCATCAACTAGTTCAGATGGATTAGATTCAGATGCAATTGCCAAGATGGATTGGTCAGAAATAAATGACATAGTTGCTAAGATTGAGGGGCGATAGATATGAGTTATCGAGATGTCAAACAGACCGTGAACAATGTTCGCACTCCTTCGTATTCTTTTTCAGAAATTCACAAATACATTCCTAACAATGAAGCCACGGAAAAAAAGGGTCAACGCCAATTGGCTTCTAGAACCGCAGTTGAAAATGAAGAAGAGGTCGCGGGAGAAGATACTAAAATTAAGCGACCAAAGGCAGAGGAAGTCAAAGACATTGAAATGGGAGTTGGTCATGTATCATCAGCCAAACCCTTTGATGCTAAAATCAAAAAGCAATTGGCAGATTTGAAGGCTCTAATTAAAGGAGAACGAAAGCCCGACTTTATTGATTTGGATAAAGATGGCGATACAGAAGAACCAATGGCTGAAGCCGCAAAAGATATTGAATCAGCCGATGTTCATGAAATGGACGATGTAGATACTGCTGGTTTGTTAAGCGAACAGAAAGATATTGAAAAGCCAGCAGATGTTGAATCAACTTCTCTTGGTGAAGCCATTGGAATTGAGCGACCTAGAATTAAGTGATGCTCATGCCAAAATCGGGAGTCGCCTTTGAGAAGGAAGAACTCGCTCCTCAAATTCGTTCGTTGTTTGAAAGAATTAGAGTGGCGTATCTTTCTGCAAGGGATGATTCTAAGAATTACAAAAACAAATGGATGGATGAAGTCTCTGCATTACGTGATGTATGGGATGAAAAATCAAAATTAAGCGCAGTTATTCCTGATGTTTTAGATGAAGATATATTGTTTGACGACGATGCTAAGAATCCTGAATCTAGAGAATCTAAAAAAATCTTTGAAGCAATTTCAGATTTGCGCTACGGAAATATTTCAGCAGACCCTTTTACAAAAAAATATGGAGAGGGGCTTCTAGAAGAATTGTTAGAAGAGGAAGAAACTCTTCAATATTTTATTCATTGGGCGTTGCGAGCAGATAAAAAGGCCCTTGAAGATGATGAAATTACTGCCGGATATACCGGCTTAGATATGGAATATGATGATATTTCAGATTTTATCACCGAACATTATGGTGATGATAAAGATACAAAAAGAGTATCTGCAAAAGTGAATGCCGCCAAAGAAACCCTAAAGGAAAAAATTGGCGACAAAGCGTGGAAAGACCTCACACGTTTTGATATTCAAAAGGCGGAGGTCCATTTTTTAGTGCCTAATAAGCCAATGTATCGCATATTTGATATTGAGGATATGAATGAACTAAAGGGATTCTCAGGAACATATCTTGTGCAGGAAAAATACGATGGAATGCGAATTCAAATTCATAAAATTGACAATAAAATTAGCATTTTCTCATTTAATGGAAAGGACATTACGAAAAAATGTCCTGAACAAGTAAAAATTATGGAAGCCAAACACTTTGGCGATTGTATTCTTGATGCTGAATTGCTTTTATTTCAAAAAGATGAACCTTTGCAGAGAGCAGAGGTTGTAGCGAGAATTTTCAAAGATAAAGAGTCTGATACTGAATTACGCGCTCATGTTTTTGATATTATGCGGCATGAAGAGAAAAATATGGTCGAAGATGAATTGTCAGAGCGAATTAAAACACTTTTTCAAAACTATGCTCAACATTCTCACGAAAAATTGCAATTTCCAACTAAAAAAGACACTCGGGAAGCCGACTCTTTGAAAGAAATTGAACAATATGCTAAAGAAATTATGAAAATTCCAACTGCTGAAGGTGTGGTGATTAAAGATATTACTTCTACCTACTACGTTGGTACTAGAAAGAATCCAAAATGGGTAAAATGGAAGAAGTTTGTAGATTTGGACTTAATTGTACTTGAAAAGAAGTCCACTAAATCAAATATGTTTTCATATACATTAGGAGCGGGGCCAATTTCTGAAAAAGAGGCTAAAAATACTAAATCTCAAAAAATTGAGGATAAATTTTACATGGATGTTGGAAAAGGACTCAATACTAAAATTGATGTTGAGGTCGGAAGCATTGTTCGTGTCAAAGTCGATGAAGTAAATAAGCGTGGAGATAGATATTCAATTTATTCTGCAAAAATTATTGAAATTCCTGAAGTAGAGAACCCTGATAAAATTGTGACCTTAGAATTATTGGCAAGCAATAATAAAAAATCAATTAAATACAAAGTTAAGGCTTTAGAAAAAGGAATTAGCATTACAGATAATATTCATGGCGAAGCAATGATTTTGGCAAAGGGTGATATGGATGGATTTACCATATTTGGATTTGATAACTATAATCTCATGGCAAAAAACGCTTTGGTTAATTTAGATGAGTGGAAATCTGAAATTGAATCAATTCAAAAAGAAAATAGCACTAAATTTGAACAAGCAATTACATATTTTATTGATAATTCCCAAAATGGCCCTAGCACATTAGATGAAATAGAAAAGCATTTATTGCAAGGTGATGAACTTTACAAAAAACTGTATATGCAAATGTTCCAAGGTAACAAAAATCAATTGAAGAAATATTTGCACCAATTATCAGAACATATAGAGTATGACCCTGATACAAAAAAATACAAGAGAAATAATATGTTCACAAAGTATGAAACTCCTGAAAAATTAAGAGAGGGTAAATTCAAAATCTATCTTAGAAAAGATGGCAATTTAAATTTTTCAATACAGTTAGATGATAATGAATTAATTTGGAATATTCGCATTAACTCAATAGATGATGTGTTTAATCTCTTTGGTAAATCCAAAAGATTCCCTGCACAAGTAGAGAAAAATTCAGATAAAACAAAATTGATTGATGAAGGTGATGTTACATTAGGTGTACAGAGAGATGGCTACCATGAATACTTCATCAAAGGAAATAAGTTTGAATCTAAATTACACTTTAGAGTTGTTCCCATTGAAGGTAAAAAATATTGGATAGCATTTACATCTATTAAACAGGCTCCTGTTGATTCAAAATCAGATGACGGAGTATGGGACATTTATGAAGATAAACACCAAAATCTAACTTTTGAATCTCTAAAAGAGAAGTGAGTTTATATAGCAGTTGAAAATGTGGGGATAATTGGTGATGATTGCTACAAAACAGATGGGTTCTTTAATTCCCACTGTAAAAGACTCGCATTTTACGATTCTTAAGTCAGATAATCTAGTCATCGGAGGGTACGCATCTATTGAAATTGTGGATAAGCAGAATGACTTAATCACACTCAAAGCATTAGATGAAGCAGTTGCCAAATTTATGACGCAACAAAAATACAGAAATGTAATGACAAACCATTCAAATGTTCAAGTCGGGGAGGTATTGAAAAATTATCGTGATTCTACGGGTCGTTTATGGAAAACGGGTGTAGATGATGTTGGATTCTTTGTAGTAATTAAAATGCGAGATGACATCGAAAAGGCGAAAGAAGTGAATCGAGAAATTAGAAAAGGTTCTCTAAGGTCGTTTAGTATTGGTGGGCAAGCATTGGAAAAGCGCAAAAAAACAAGTGATGAATTAGGAGAATTTAACGAAATTTCAAAACTTGAACTACATGAAGTAACAATATGTGAAAAAGGAATTAACCCCGAAGCGAAATTTGATATTCTAAAACAGGATGTGGAAAAAATGAGTGAATTAGAAAACGCACTAAATGAATTAAACAGTCTCTTGAAAGAGGCCAATGAATTAAAAAAAGAGGAAGGAATTGAAATGACTGACGAAGAAATGGCAATGGAATACACTGACATTGAAGATGCTATGCCTGAAGGCGAAGAAGAACTTGAATCAACCGATACTGAAATGGGTCACGGTGGAGGAGACATGGAATACATGACTGCTACTGACGGTGCAACTCAAGTTAGTGAAGTAGGACATGAAGGAACAGGTGGACCATCTGACCATGAACAAATGTCTGTACCGGAAGGTGGAAATGCACAAAAGGTAAACATTGTAAAGAGTGTTTGGCAAACTGCACCAACACTTGACCTTTCATCAGATAATGTTGAAAAGGCATACCGAGAATTCAAGGCAGAACAACTAGAAAAACTTGCATACGAAAATGTTCGCAAGGGATTCCAAGAGCGATTTGAGGCTGAATTGGTTACAGAACAATCTGCAATCAACAAGTCAAACTACGATGCTCAGTCTGAAGTTAGTGAGTTAAAGAAGCAATTCAGCGAATTGCTCACTACTCTAACAGATGAGCGAACAAATGTAATTGCAAAGCAAGAACAGGCAGTTGCAGAACTTAACATTCCATCAAGTGATGAAATCGCAAAGATGTCATGGGGAGAAATTAACGATGTAATCTCCCGACTTGAGGGTAACTAAAACAGGATGTGAAATAAATGAGTGGATACATTAAAACAATTAAAGATTTAGAAGCCGCAACATACGGTCTTCGTGGTGGACACAGCAATCAATTGCTCAAAGCGGCAGGTATTGCTACACTATCAGGTGCAAATGGCCTTGTTGGTCACGATACAACATTGGGACTCAATGGTACTTCAGCCGGAATGGGCGGAAGTTTGGGCGCAGTTTACAACAAAATCTACGGTCAAAAAGTTTGGTCGATGATTAACCAAGAAATTAACGCTTTGAGTATTTTGCCAAAGCGACCATACACTCAGAGTGGATGGCGAGTTATGACGCAAAGACCCCTTGGTGGTGCAAATGCGGCATTTGGAATTGGAACACAGGCTTATTCAGCAGGTAACGCAATGCTAACACCACACGCTGATGAAATTGGTGGTACAAAGGAAAACGCAAGTATTGGAACTGGAAACGATATTCAGCCACTTGCACCTGTTTATGAGACTCTATTTATGAGTCCAAAGATTATTGCACATATGTTCGATTACAGTGAATTGTCGGCAGAAATGGCAAAGATTGACGATGGTATTGGCGATTTGCGAGCAATGGTCCGTGAAGATATGGGTAAACTACACGCTGAAGTACAATCAAAGATGGCAGTTATGCCTCTTGAAAACTACGATTTGGATAGTGGTGGTTCTGCTTCTGCTTCCGGCGCACAAACTTATGCTGATATGGAAAACAACCTAACTTCTCTACTGAAGATTGTATCATCATCTGCTGAAGCCCATGAATTGTGTACTCAAAACATTACTGCGGCGGCTAATGGTGCGGCGGCAACTGATTTGGCTAAAATCTACGGTAATACAGACCGAAAAGCAAATACTTCGGTTGGTTCTTCTGTTGGATTTATGGATGCAACTTTGGACATTGGAGATGGATATGCGGCGGCAGAACAGCGCAATCTAACTCTAAGTTTGCTTAACAGTCTAATTCAGAACCTACGAATTGAAGGTGGAGATACAAAGGTCATCTTGACTGGATATGATACAATTCAGCAAATTGCTGACTTGCTTCAGGCTCAAGAGCGATTTATGGATGCTAAGGAAATTATGCCAACACATAACGGTGTAAAGGGT